AACCTATAACAGACGGGCTGATTTTGAATTCGGCTTCATACGGTCTGTTAAATGATGACGTTTTGGCATATTAAGATATAATTAGAGACTAGGGAGATAATCAATGGCTAAACAGAATTTTACAACCGGTCAGATTTTGACCGCAAACCAAATGCTGGATTTACAGCAAACGGCTATGGGCGGCGGCGCTGCTACTGCCAAAACCGCTTCATACGTATTAGTTGCGGCTGACGCTGGTTCTACTGTTGCAATGAACGCGGCAGGTGCAACAACCATAACAGTAAACACCGCATTGTTTGCAGCCGGTGACACAGTATTTATACAAAACTTAGGCGCTGGTTTGTGTACTGTAACTGCTGGAACTGCGACTGTTTCAACCGCCGGCAGTTTAATTCTTCCGCAATATGACGCAGGTATTTTATATTTTACTAGCGCTTCAACTGCAATATTTTATGATTATATTCAGACAGGTGCAACTTCTCCACTAACTACTAAAGGTGATCTTTATACCTTTGGAACTAGCGATACCCGTCTCGGCGTAGGCGCAAACGGCACCACACTTGTAGCGGATAGTGCGGAAGCAACAGGCTTAAAATGGGCTACACCTGCAAGCGGTGGTGGTATGACTTTAATCAGCACAACTACTTTAACAGGTGCATCAGTTTCACTTACATCAATACCTCAAACTTATAATGATCTGCATATAGTCATTCAGAATTTTAAGCCTGCAAATGATGGTGCTTATTGCAATATGAGATTAAATAACGATAGCACTTCAAATAGATATAGAACCCTAACATTAGTCAGCGCAAATATGGAAACTTCGCTTGATTTTAATAACACCAGTTTTCACGTTTCATCTGCAAATGATAATTCAGTTGCAACAGGTTTATCTCATACAAGAATTTATAATTATACCAATTCAACAACTTGGAAAATGGCTGATACTATGGTTATCAGTACGGATAACAGTACAACTGCTAACTTTCAATGTTTTCAGCGTCTTGGTGTCTATAATCAAACAGGAGCAATAACTGAAATTAACATTCTTCCAAATTCTGGAAATTTTACAAGCGGAACAGTCCTATTATACGGAGTTAAATAATGACTAAATCACAGCCACAGGTAAAAATTGTAAATGTAGAAACTGGCGAGGAAATTGTCAGAGATGCAAGTGCTGAGGAAATTACTCAAATGCAATTAGATGCGGCTAATGCAACAACTGCACAAGCCGAAGCCGAAGCCAAGGCGCAAGCCAAGGCAACAGCCGAAGGCAAACTAGCCGCACTTGGTTTAACTATTGATGATTTAAGGGCTTTAGGTTTATAGCACAATCTTGAGGAAGTGTGGCAAATGAAACCATGGCTATGTGCAGCTGGTGTGCAGTTAAGGGATCAAATTGATACCTGGTACCCAGATCGTCGCTCTACCTCTGATGGGTGGTTGGGTGATGCTCGTCATTCCGCCACAAAATCGGATCATAATCCAGATGCAGGAATTGTACGAGCCATTGATGTGGATTCTCGCTTGGATACATCCGAAGGGATCTCAGTATATTTGGCTGACCAGATCAGAATCTGTGGTAAAACCGATAAGCGCATATCTTACGTAATCCATAATGGCATGATTGCTAGCAAAATACTTAATTTTAAGTGGCGTAAGTACAAGGGCTTTAACAAACACACAAAGCATATACATATCAGCTTTACAAAGTTAGGCGATAAAGATAGCAAGCCGTTTGATATACCACTACTAGGGGGTAACTTATGAAAATCAGCAACAAACAAAAGGCAATACTTAAATCATACTTTAGGGGTGTGCTTGTATCATTCTTAACATTCTTAGCAAGTAATGAGCTAGGACTCGATCCAGTTATATCAGTAGTAGTGGCCGCACTTGCAGGACCAGCAGCTAGGGCTTTAGATAAATCCGATGATGCTTATGGCCTCGGTGCAGATGAAGCATGACCCCTACAGAATGGGCTGGCTTTGGCGCTGGCGTTATAGCTGTGCTATCAGGCGGTCTAATCGGATTACGTTTTATAGTTAAAGGCTGGCTTAACGAACTTCGTCCTAATGGTGGACAAAGCATGAAGGATCAGTTAACAAGATTAGAACAGCGTGTCGATGATCTTTATTCTTTAATAGTTAAGCGACAATAATCCTATGGCTGATACAAGGCGTAAGCGTAAGAAAATAAATAAGCGCATTGTCCGTAAATCACCTGAGCCATTATCTAAACTAGATCAGCATTATATTGCCATGAATGAGATATACAAAGCGGCACGTAAGGCTGGCTTTAGTGAGAGCTGTAGCTTGTATTTTGTATCAGATAGAGCGACTATGCCAGACTGGGTTATTGGTGATGGCGGCATCATACCTAGTATAGATCCTACAGAAGAAGACGAAAATTAAGCGTTGGTTAGTAATATCAGATTTACAAATCCCATACCATCATGAGCAGGCAGTCAAGAACGTCATTAAACTTGCAAGACGCGAAAAGTTTGACGAGGTTTTATGTGTTGGCGATGAGATCGACTTTCAGACAATTAGCAAGTGGGCCGATGGCACACCTTTGGCTTACAGTCAAACTCTTAACGAGGATCGTGCAGCTTGTCAAGACATATTATGGGATCTTACCGAGTACAGCAAAAAGGCTAGTGTTATCCGCAGTAATCATACTGATCGCCTTTATAGCACTTTACTAAAAGCACCTGGCCTTATAGGTTTACCAGAGTTGCAATACCCTAAGTTCATGGACTTTGCTGGCATGGGCATTGATTATTACAAGACGGCTTATGAGTTTCACCCTGGCTGGGTATTAGCCCATGGCGATGAGGGAAGCATGAGCCAGCATGCAGGTATAACAGCTCTTAACCTTGCTAAAAAATGGGGCAAATCGGTCATTTGTGGACATAGCCATAGACTGGGCATGAGTGCCTATACAGAAGCCATAGGAAGCCATTACAGACCCTTATATGGGGTTGAGGTAGGTAATCTAATGGACAGAAAAAAAGCCTCTTATATACGCTATGGAAGCGCAAATTGGCAGATGGGTATTGCTATACTAGAAGCCGTAGGAAAGACGCTAACACCCACGTTAGTGCCGATCAATAAGGATGGCTCATTTACAGCTCTAGGGCGGTATTACGGGTAACATCGTTACCTAATCGTTATACAAACTACGCCCTAAATAATCCACAAAGTCGTACACACATGTCACACTATTGCTATGCCACAAATTGTGGTATGGAAAGTAGGGCTACATGATAGAGACAACAGCACCATGGATAGTGCTTTATAGCGTGTTAGGTTATTTTATTGCTTGGGGCGTTTACTCAACAATTAAAGATAATGCATTCCAGTCAGGTTATTGGAAAGGCCGTAAAGATGGCTTTGACATGCACCGCAGAATGACAGATAGCAAAATCGATGCCAACAACAACTGAGGCGTTTTTTGCAACCGCTACTAAGCTCATACACGAGCGCGGCACAGTTTACGGACATCCATTACATAACATGGAGCGGATTTCAAAGCTTGTCAGTTCGTATATTGATTACCCACTCATGCCACACGACATATGTATTATCAATATCCTACAAAAGATTAGTAGGTTACAAGAGTCACCTGGTCACCTCGACAGTCTTATCGACATCGCTGCATACACCGCACTTTACAAGACGGTCTACGATGCAGAGATTGACAACTCAGACGATTGGAAAGACTAATGGCATTTAACTTAGCAGATTATGAAACAGTCGAGAGCCGACTAGAAAAATGGTGGAAGGATTATCCAGATGGAAGAGTGGCAACAAAACTTGAACAGGCCTCAGACACTAGATACATTGTTAGTGCTGAATTATTTAAAACGGAAGCCGATGCGAAACCGTGTGCGACTGGACTTGCTAGTGAGAGCATTTCTGATCGCGGTGTTAATTCAACTTCTGCACTGGAAAACTGTGAGACTTCAGCGATCGGCCGTGCGCTTGCAAACGCGGGTTATGCAGCTAAGGGCAAGCGTGCTAGCAGAGAAGAAATGACTAAAGTGGTCAAGGCAGAAACTTGGTCAGTAGATCGCACAGATCCTTTGCCTATTAGTAATGAGGACTGGGTTAAAGCTGCAACTGTGACACCACCTAAAGCACCACCAGCATGCTGTGCTAAAGGAAATAATTTAGTTACAGGTGTTAGCAAAACTAATGGCAAGCCTTATTACGGTTATCTATGTTTAGATCGTATTAAAGAGCATGCAATATGGGCTAAGCAAGATGCGAATGGTAATTGGTTCTTTCCACAAGGAAAGGAGGAATAATGGGTTTCATTGAAGTAAGAAACGGTTCAGGCTTTACATTACGCATGGAAAACGATAAAGAAAGCCTAAACCTAAGTACCGATAGATGTGTCTCGTGTAATGATGACAGGTTATTACATGATGGACAGTATTTGGTATGTACTCAGTGTCATTGCAGACAATAAGGAAGGGGATTTTATCACATGTACACAAAATTCAAGTGTAATGGCTGTGATCGTAAGACCGAGTTCTTATG